ACAGGCTGGAATGCCTAAGTCCATCACCATCTGATATAATGTGCTTACTTCTGGCATAACTTCTGTTGCTTGTGTTGGATAGTTATAGTATTGCTGATCCGCAGGGTTTACGTGATGTCCACTCATGTTGGCTTAGGATACTTATCTTTCACGCTTTTTATCCGCTTTTTCCACCCATCAATATCATGGTAAATCTGGTCAAGCTGTTCTGTAATTGGGTCATACGATTTGGCTCTTGACCTAGCGTAAGCTTGTGCATCAAAATCGTCTTGTTGTTTTTTTAGTTCATCTTCTAAAAACTTCTTAGTGGGTTTATCTTTAGATTTGTCATCAATAACTAAATTTTCATAAACTTTGTTTTTATTATCAGACCACCCAAACCATTGACCACGATGAAGTCTTACTAATACATCTTCTATGTGATCAAATCTTCCATTAATTTCCATCAGGTATCTCCAAGTCTAATAAACGTCATATATGTATGATTTAATACACTGCTACCATTACTGTAAATAGTAGAATCAGACGTATTGACTGAAAATGAAATTTTATCAGTCGATGTATCTGTGCAATCAAAAGTTGTATTTGTATAATTACTATTGTAAGTAGTTGCCGCTTGAGCATTATTTATATGTGAATAAGCATATGATAATACAGTGGCACTCCCACTTATAACTTTGTTTATATATGTTTCAATATATCTTACTTCACCACTAGCCAAATTATGGTTAGAATTAAAAGTTATCAAATATTTGCCTGTCATAGGGAAAGTAAATATTCCTCCTGCGTCTACTGTCATTGCTGAACCAATAGTTGTTTGATTTGCTGTATCAACTCTTTCTAATTTATTTAAATCAACATTAGTTATTGGATTTAGCCCCCCCTGAAAACTTGTTGTCAATCTCCATTGATCTAAAACTTTAACACCAGTAAAACCAGTCGCATTACTCCCTAACGTAATTGTAGGGTTATTTTGATTAACTGTGATCTGACCATCTGATGCTATTGTTAATCCAGTATTACTGCCTGTGTTACTTTTAATAACACCAGCATTAAGCGTATTATTCCCAGAACCATCGGTACTCAAAACAGTGTTCTGGGTTCCTGTTTTATTCTTTATAGTATCTACTTCAATAATTGAAGGCATTGTTGTTACTCTGGTTTAGGATTATCTGCTTTTACTTTGTCAATAGCTTCTTCCCACTTTTTTGTGCTGTTTTTTCTATCCCAATAGATCATGTCTAGTTGTTCTTGTATATGAGGGTAAGCATAGCCTCTATCTCTAGCATATTTAATTTTCGCACGTTCTTCTTTATTCTTTTCAGCTTCTTCTAACCTTGTTTTTTCTTCTTCGTCAGATAATGTAACTAATTCACCATTTACTAATACTTGTGTCATTTGCTCTCCTAAAGTTTGAATCCATAAAGATAAAATTTACCTGCATCTAAATTATTTCCACCATCTTCTAAAAATTTTATGTGATTAACTCTAGCAGAAGTACTCTGTACAATTGACAATCCAATAGTCCAATATCCATACCAAGTTCCGTTTTGGTTTTCTACTGAAGTTGAAGAAAATGAATGACAGTCAACACCAGTTGCGGTATCTGGTGAAAGAATAAAATCTATATATCCTGCTCCACCGCTATCAGCATTATTACCTTCAGCATCATACCATAGTCTATGTCCAGCTTGACCTGCGCTTGTACCTTCAGATGAAACATTTATTCCTTTGTAGTCATACACTGATTCATAATTAATTGTATTTGAGCCATTATCATTTGAAAATACACAATAAAAATCAAAATCATCAACATCACTGCTAGCATCAGTGCTAACTCCTGTGAATATTATTCTATAAGCGTTATATGTTGTAGTTATTAACGTGTTATCAAAAGAAACAGAAGGAACGGCAGATGAAATAGTAGTTGTATTTAAAAGAACTAAACTTGCACCAATAGATGCAGGAACAACAACTGAAGAACCTAAAGTCCCTGCTGTAATTGTCCCAGCATTAGCTATCCCACCATCAAGAGTAAGTGCATTTTGAATATGCCCATCATTTGCAATCTCAATTGCATCCTGCCCTGTGGAAGACTGTAATTTCCCTACTTTTATTATGCTACTCATGATGGTTTACTAGGCCATGTGATGTTATCTGGGTCCGTTTGTTTAGGTACGTCCCTCAATGCTTGTCTATAGGTTTTCATGTCTGCACTTAATGTATTGTCTTTTAACGATAGGTAGTCTGTTTCTGCTAACCTCCGATTGCGATCATTACGGATACTTTTCCATTTTTCTGCGGTTTGATATGCGGTTAATGCATCATCGTCTTTGATGATTGCAGATCCGTCCCACTTTAGGTGGTAGTGTGTTCCTTCTAGGTCTGAAACTATGTGTCCACTTTGGTTAAAACTAATGGTTACATCGTTACCTTCAGAGTCTTTATTTTGATAACTAAGTGGTGCATTTGTTTCTACAATCTCGTAATCTTCACCACTAAAATCGTAAGTCTTAGTTCCGTTTTCGTCTTCGGTAGTTACTGTTTCTAACCAAGTCCAGTATTCAGGTTTTGATAGACCTTTAGCGTATCTTCTGCATTGCCATTCTACTTCATGAATAGCAGTTAGTTTTGAATCTTTGACTGCAATAAACATATTTAATCTGTTTTTCTAATTGTAAATAAATTAGTTCCTTTATCATTATGCCATTTTCCGTATACCTGAATATAATCACCTCTTTTTAAGGTTCTTTGACGAAGAAAATTTGTGCAAGTTTCGTAACCAGTTCCACCATGACCACTTTGAACGAACTTACCATTAATTTTTATTCTAGCAACCCATGAAGCAACATTTGTAAGAGTTTGAGCAATAATATCGTATGTCCCATCAACTAAAATTATGAATCTATCGTATGCAATAGCGATGTTTTTATTGCACATATCCCTCCCAGCTTCGGTTGAATCAGAATTGGTCACTCTTCCTCTATGTTCATCCAATATTACTAAAACGTCTGGATCATAAGCATTATCATTAGTGCTGGTTAGCATTACAGATGGACCCATATAACTCGTATCCCTCGTCAACTCATCCCAAGTTTTCCCATCTGGAGACACAACTAAATTAGTCTGCTCCATGTTTCTGTCACCTCCAACTAGCTCATGAAGGTATGGGGTTTCAAAGGTTTGGTAATGGTGGGAAGTGTGGATTGGGGTGGCAACTTGAAACCCTTTACCAGAAAGATAAGGTGAATATGCTGTGCTATTAACACCCCTAATCTCGAAAGTGTGTAGTCCTAAATCTACTGCATTGTCTGGATACACTATATCTGCATGACTAGCACCTCCAGACGTAGTACCAGCAGATTGAGCCACATCTGAACCATCAATATAAATATCATTCCTAGAACCAGCAGAATGCCCGTTTGCCACAAAAGTTGTTCCAAAAGCAGGAATATTTATTTTATTACTACTAGCATTTGCAGAAGCCGTAGCATTACTTGCTAAATAAAACCCACCGGGAGCCACAGCAACGTCTAAGTTTATTTGACTATTAAAAAATCCAGAAACATCGTCTGCGAAAAAATCACGACTAGTATGTTGAACACGTACACCTTTTGAAATTTCTGCCATTCCAGCAGATGCCGAACTAGGAGTTGCTTGTCTTATAAAATCTGCCATCAGCATATAATCTGCAATCACACACGCATCTTCGGGGATTGGGGGTTTCTTGGGTTGTTTAAGTAATAGTTCAGTATATCCACCAACTCCAGTATTACTAATTGTCCCTAAATCAACTCCATCTACTATATATTTAGAATTAGAACCATCTCTAACAAATTTAACTACATGAGTTCCGTAAGGAAGATTTTGAGCAATATGTTCTACTGGTTTATTTAATTCTTTTTCTGCCTTAATTGAAATACCAGTACCTATAAAAGTTAAATACGAATGATAAGTATTTTGACCTGGATAATGAATTTCTCCATTCCCACTATTTACTTCAGCGTATGCAGTGTTTCCTGAAAGACTGGTTAATCCATCATCCATTACATAAGCAACATCATCATTCGTTGTAGTCAACATTGACCAATCTGCATAATTAGCAGCCCCTGTCCCACCATTAGCACTACCATTACCAAACTCTCGAAAGTGAAAAGCCTTGGATACTTCTGCTTGTGAGTGGTCTATTGCATCATCACTAAAGATTGGTGTTGGTGTGGTGTTAGTCGCACTTGGAGTAGTAACCTCAGTTGTTCCTGCAACACTACCTGCTACGTTCTGTGCATTAGGTGGCATCATGTTTACTGATGTTTTAATTACACCAGAACTATCTACCCATTTTACTACTCTTCCACCATTGTAAGGACGAACATTATTAGTGCTACTTATAGCCCATTTTGCTGAACTTCCAGGTGCGGTATCTAAACCTAAAGATGTAGCAGTATCTACAAAAGCAGAGTGAAGGGATGTGCCATTAACAAACCCATTAAATGGATCGTAATGCGGAGTCCCAGAGACATTAAACTTCTTCCCATAAGAAACTACATCCTGACTAGGGATCTGAATCTTTGATCTATTTGCGGTTGATGTGGTGTCTTGGGCTATTAGTTCGATGCCGTACAGTCTTAAATATTCTCCAGAACCACTTGTTATTTTAAATTTTAATGTGTTAATTGCTGGTGTAGTTCCTAAATCAGTAGAAATAGTAGACCCACCATTAATTAATGAAGCTGGATCAACATATCTGGATGATAATGGAGTAGTTACAGTAGTTCTGCCACCAATAGTTGTATTAGTTTGTGATACTGTGCCATTAACTGAAACTTCTATAGCATCGGCACAATTTGTCATTGTCATAACTAAAAAGTTAATATCATTATAGTAACCAGTTATCTCAAAAAAATTATTCGATGCATCTGGTACTAACTCAATACCATTTCCATAGTTTGTATAAGCGACTGTTTGTTTAGATGCTACATCAACTGAACGTAACCACTCTCTACCATCTACACTATAAACATTACTTCCATGAGTAGCAGTTTCTTGCTCAAGTATTTGTAGACTCTTAAACTTGTGCCGTTGTGACCCAAAATGCCCACCAACTCTAGGATCTTTGATGGGTTTACTGCCCTTGATATCGGTGTAATAGTAAGACCTTCCATCAGATTGAGCAGTACCATAGTTACCAGAGTGTGATGTAGAACCATCAAGTAGTTTCCCAGCTACAGCAGGATACAGAACCCCAGGAATAATGTGTGGTGTCGTTCTACCAGCAACATTGAACTCGCCAGTAGCACTATCAACGTATAGGGTTCCTTCTTGAACTACTGGGTTGGATTCGGGTGTTAAGTGTATTGCCATTTTATATAATCTGTAATTGACCTGAGACTGTTAGGGTTCCAGAAATTGTGATTGGCCCCACGAGACATGCGTTCTCGTTTGCCTTGATTTCAATATCTGAGGAAATGGTAGAAGGGTTTCTTAGGATACCTTGGTTATTCGCTTCGTATCCTGTGAGTCCTGAACTATCGGTTTGTACTGGTGTATAGTTACCAGTATTAATACCTGAACCTTGCCTTTTCATTTATGCATTCTCCAATACTGAAACAATAATATCTGCGGAACCGTCTGATCCTTTTTTAGCTCTTAATTGTTGGGTGCTTACATTAAGAACAATCTTTCCATCTACAAGCTCAACATTAGATCCTGGAGGTACAACTACATTCTTTCCGATGTAAGCTAGTACTGCATGAGGAGTAGATGATGTATCTACTATTGCCACATCCACAGTTGTATTTTGAGTAGCATGAGTATTGGCTATATTAAGACCAATTAGTACATGACCTTTATCAGTTGTTATTGTAGATAAAGAACCTAAAGATGCAGTAGTATTTACACCATCAATTATAGCAGTACTAACTACACCACTTTTAATAATATTTACAAATTTTGACATGATTATCCTAAAGCTATTGCCATCACAATTGCACTTGAATTTGCAGCCTCAGTAGTTGCTAATCCTGCATCTACTGGTGCTTGGTTTTTCCATTTTGAATCTGAACTATGGTAAGATAAAACTTGGTTATCAGCTAAACTTGTAATTGTAGTGTCATCAAGTTCTGATAGTTGGTCTTTTAAATCAACTTGAGCATCAACATAAGTTTTAATTGCTTTAGCTGATGCAAGGGTAGTATCTGTACCAGCAGTACCATTACTAAGATCAGTATCAAGTACTCCAGATTTAAGGTTATCTACCTCAATGTTAGTTACAGTATTACTATCTACATCTATTGTTTTATTAGTAAGAGTATAAGTACCAGTATCTGAGACTAAGTTTTGTCCTTGTCCTGAAGCTACTGCATCAACATATGCTTTACTTGC